GTATTGATCTCTGTGAGGGTTTACTTCATAATCTTTTAAGTCCATGTATTCATCAGAATAAGGGTCACCGAATACGATTTCAGCTGTGCGACGTACGTTTCCTGCTACTACACACTTCCCGATGAGATTCATTATGTCTACAATTGTCGTAATTGTAATTGGTGAACCTGCATTTCCATCTAGAGTTTTTCTTATAGTTTCATGAACTTCTCTTAAAGGGTCAGGGCCACTTGATTGTCCCCCAAAACCTTTGATTGGTACACCAGCTGGTCTAATTTTAGAATAATCAAATGTGATTGCAGATGTTCCGTGAAAATAAGAATCAATTAATGCTGCAACTGATTCTACCCAGCCTTCTCTTGTGTCTGGTATTGTAATTACTTCAGGATCTCTTTTTTCTGTAGGGCCTTTTACCATTATTTGGTCAGCACCTTTTGTGTCAAAGCCAACACCCACACCTAACATGCTTGCATCCATTAAAAATGTGAAAGGTTTTGAGCCGTCATCTTTTATAGTTTCTGTTGATACAAATGCACAATTATTAAGAGCAGCATATAGATTTCTTTCTTCTGTTATTGCTGTTCCCATTGCCCATAACCCTCTGCCTGGTGGTAGAAACTTCATGTTAAATATTCTATCAAACATTTCTTGTGCAGATTTTTGTGCTTGCCACGGGTTCCAACCTAACTGATGTGATTCAATATGGTCTTTTTGCATAGAGTATGTTCCTTCTACAACCCTTTGTACTGTTTCCCACCATTTTTCGTTTTTACCATTTTCTTTTAGCCTAGAATATGTCCTCATAAAGACTAATTCTCCTAAACCATTAAACCCAAATGGTGCTTTTTTTCTTTTATATTTGTCTATGAATGCTTGTGAAAGCTTAAATTTATTTGAATCCATTGCAACTTACTCCTTTAGTAACATGTTTATATTTTGCTATTCTAAATAAGAAGATATAACTAATTTGTCTCAAAATTTTTCCACTTTGTGTCATCTTTTTTCTCTTCATTATTTCCTTTGAGGTCTTCGTATTTTTTAGCTAAAAGCTTTCTTGTATACTCATTACCATTGTCTTGTTTTTTCTGTTCAGCTTGTCCATTAGATGAAGATGAATCATATATGTCCATCTTGCCAATCGATGTATTCATAGTCAAAGGATAGGTCATTCCGTCAGGTCCAAACCTATTTTTTATTACGTGTACACGTCCTGTATTTGCAATTTTATCTTCTATCTTTCTAGAAAGTGACATAACAAAATCAGCTGTCATTATTTTAGAATACGATTCTGCTATCTTTTCTGCTCCGATTACTTCATCTTCCAGTGATGATCTATTTGACTGTGATGCTGTCCACACTGGTATTTGAAATTCTCCACTGAGCCCTCTTAAATCTTCGTAAATATTTCCCAATTGATGTCTTACAGCTGCATCTCTTGCAGCACTAGTGTCCCTTAATAAATCAGCATAATCAACTAATATTAAGTCAGGACTATTTCCCATAAGCTCTATTGTCTTTAAATGTGTGTGTATTGTCTGAACAGTTGCACCTCTAGTAGGGAAATATTTAATAATTAAATCACCCTTACACATCTTCTTTATTTTTTCTTTTACTTCTTCTTTGTTGTCTTTAATATTTGCTACAGGAATTTCAGAAAATATAGTTGCAAATCTTAATCCTACGTATGCTTCATTTAGCTCCAACGTGTAGTGAATTACGTTCTTGCCTGCTTTAAGTGCATTAACACCAAGCGCTTGTAAGAACCAACTCTTACCTATTCCTGAAGGTGCAACAACTACACCTAATTCTCCACCTGCAAGACCTCCGTCCATTATTCCATCTATTGGTTCCCATCCTGTTGGTGTTGTATCTCTGTTAATATCTTCTAATATAGAGTCAAATTCTTTTACATATTCTAAACCTATGTCTCTATGAGTTCCTGCTCTCATTGCATTGTCAACAAGTCTTTTTATCTCATCATACTGACCTTCTTGTAGCAAATCAACTGACTTTACAATTGCTGCTTTGAGTGTTTGATTTTTGCAAAAAGTTATTGTTTCATTTTTGACAAAGTCTAAGTCAGGTGCTTCTAAGTTTTTTGTTACTTCACGAAGCTCATCAACTATTGAATCTCTGAGTAGTTCAGCATTGACTTCATTTAGTTTAATTTTTAGTGTCTGTAGTGAAGGTGTTAATTTATATTCGTAATAATAATCTTTGATAGTTTTTATCAACCATTGTTTTGCTTCTGTATCTAATAATTCTGGCTGAAGCATATCATAAATTGTTACTGCGAATTGTTGATCTTCTAGCAGACTAGTAATTATTTTAGTCTGAAATACTGATCCGTACTTTGTTAGTGCGTCATTTATTGGTGGCATTTTGTAATATTAATTCTAATTTGTTAAAACTGTCTTGCAGCCAGACGTCAGGATTTCTGATTGCATGATCAATTGTATCTTCTAAAAACATTTTATGAATTTTATATTTTACTAGTCTTCCAGAACCATTGTTTACTTGATCAATTATTTGTAACTTTGCATTTCCAGCAATATCTACATCCTTAAGTTGCATTAAGTCGTAGTTTCTTTCAAGTAAATCTTTGTGTTCATCTAATTTTGTAACATTTAAAAACTCATCTATATTAACTATTTCTGTATCTGTCAAAAGAGGAAATTTTTTCCTAATTGTTTTTAGACCTAGTCCTCTTACTCCCGGGATATTATCTGACTTATCCCCATCTATAATCCTGTAGAAAACAAAGTTCTCTGCTAATATTTCAAATTCATCTTCAAGACGTTTTCTATCATATAAAACCTTTTTAGTAGGCGACCAGACTGCTACTCTATCATTAACCATTTGGTAGAAGTCTTTATCTGTCGACATTACTGTTATTTTAGATGTCTTTAAAACTTGATTTGCAATATAGGCAATTGTGTCGTCTGCTTCTATATTTTCAACTGTAATAAACGTAACGGGCAAAACGTCAAGATATTCAATTAAGCGTGAAAACTGCATTCTCATATTTTCAGCTTCATTTACATCATTAACACCCTCGATTCTATTTGGCCTTTTAAGTGGTTTTCTACCTGCCTTATAATCAGGATAGATTTTCTTTCTACGAGCAGAGCCACCTTTACCATCAAACGCAATAATAACCCTGGTAGGTGATAACGTCCGGATTGCAAGAGCTATTGTCTGTAAGAATCCTACGATACCACCTATATGTTGTCCATTTGCATTAGTTGCGGGTGAGACAGCCCACGTCCTGATAAAATTGTTTAGTCCGTCAATTACCAGGACGTGATCATTTACGTCTCGCTCTTTGTTGGCTTCATTGCCTATCTGCTTCAGTATTTCACTATATCGCTTGCTAAGCAAGGTCGCCATCCACTACTTCATCTGTAAATTCAACATCATCGATACCTCGCTTGTCTTCATATTGCAGTATGCTTTCATCACATATCTTTTCGTAAAGATAATCTTTGAGTCCTTCATTTTCTGCAAGCTTATCAGCAAAGTCTTTTGATAAGAATTTAATTGGCTTTCCTTTGTAGTCTATAGTATACCAAGCGCCTGCTGTTTGTGCAATTTTAAGATTTTTTAATTGCGCAAGCCAACCACCTTCATCGTCAATTCCTCTATCAAAATACATTTCATAGTCTGAAATTCTTAATGGAGGTCCAATACGGTTTTTAACGATTTTAGCACGGCACTTATGTCCAATTACGTTGCCTTCCTTATCTTTAATCATACCCATATTTGATAATCTAATACGTGTTGATGCATGAAAAGGTAGAGCCAATCCGCCACTTGTTGTATAAGGATCACCAAACATGACTCCCATCTTTTGACGTAACTGGTTAGTAAATACTAGTGTTATTTTATGACGACCAATCATCTGCGTAATTTTACGCATAGCCTTAGAAATAATGATAGCTTTTGACGTAGCCCATCCGTCTTTGTCATAATCAGACGACATTTCAACCTTAGTAGAAGCAGCTGCAAGACTATCAACAAGTATTGTTACATGTTTGTCTTTGTTAGTTTCTCTTACTTTAGTTACGATGTCTTCAATGCCTTGAAATATATCTTCAACAGTTTCCATATGAAGATACAGGATATTTTGAGTATCAGCTCCAATTGCGTCCAAAAACTCTTTACTAACTGAAGTTTCTGTATCAATATAGATTCCAATACCACCTTTTTTCTGTGTTTCAGCAAGTATATGTGCACCAAGCAGTGATTTTCCGGAAGCCTGAAGTCCATTGATTTCAGTTATTCTTCCCACTGCTATTCCGCCATTCGGCCTATTTGATATTGCTAAGTCCAGTAAAGATGACCCTGTAGATATAAAGTCATTAATGTCTGTCGGTGTGTCGTCTGATCCATCTAAGAAAAAAGCAACTTTTTGCCCTTTAATTTTAGAGTTTAGACTATCTGCTAGCTCGCTAGCAAGGACATCTCGTCTCTCGCTCATTGCGTTCTCCTAAGTTTATGAATTAAATAGATCGTCGAATGCTGAAGATACGTCTTCCGTAGCTGTAGCTGCTTTAGCTCCAACTGCTGGATCAGTAACCTGACTGTCTTCAACATCACCTTCTTGGCTTAACCAGCCTTCTAGTGCTTTTTGAAGATCATCATACTCTAATTCAGAATAGATGTCAGTAATTGGTTTCTGTGTATCTTTAACAGTCTTCATAACGTCGGCATTCTCTGTGAGAGGCGTCTGATTAGGTTTAACTCTAATAGACGTCATTGGGAAAGCACGTCCTGTTTCTTCGCTGGTCTTAAACTCAACAACAATATCACGTCCGTTTACTGGATCGGTAATATCGCCATAGTCTGGATCTGCGATAACAGAAAGTAGTTCCTGATATACCATTTTTCCAAAGCCCCAGAATTTTACGCCTTCGTTCTCTTCACCTCTTACGATGACAGGAGCGTAGGTACGCATCTTAGCTTCGATTTTCTTACCAAGCTTGTAGTCTTCTTTATTACCAGAAGTTTTTAGCTTAGTTGCAAACTCCTCAATTGGGTCAGGACGTCCAAATGAAATTGGAGATAAGTAATTTTTATCGCCCATGTCATAATGGAAATATAACTCAATGAAAGGATTATCCTTATTAAATTTATAAGGTACAACTCTAATCTGTGTCTTACCTGGTGAAGGTTTCCATAGATTTGAGGTTCTGTTGTTGGTTGATTGTAGTTGTGATAACCTGGATTTTATTACGGATAAGTCCATGTGTCATTACTCCTTAGTTAAGTGTTCATTATTCAATTAATACGCTTATATATATTGCGAAACATTTTTAAAATTAAATTTTTTATAACATTTTTAATAAAATAAAGGCCACAGCTGTTTTTAAGCTTTTAATATAGTGGAAACTAAAAATCGTTCGGGCCTTTATTTTAATAGCATTTTTAATAAGCAATAATATATATACTGTTAAAGACCCAAAAATCAGTTTTTATATATATTTTTTAAATTATGTATCCGGTCATTTGTCCTTCATCAGCTTCTTTTGCATTTGCTGCTGGATTTCCCCAGCCTCCCATTCCGCCGCCTGATACTTTTATCTTGCCGTCTTTTAAAGATACTTGTATGTCTTTTCTAGCAGCATGATCAACAACTCCTATCCAGTCAGGTTCGTTTTGATAAATACTTATACCCTGAAGTTTAATAACATCATCGAAAGGGTCACCATACATCCATCCTTTTCCTTTAGAGACATGTTTTTTCATCATGTCTTCTAGCTGCTTCATCTTGCCGTCGTCACCAGAAACGCCGCCTAATTGTTTAATTGCTTTTGAAAACTCATTTGCTGTTTTCTTCACTCTTGAATCGATACCTTTTCTGCTCCATACTTTTTCCATTCTATTTTTCTTTATCCAAGCAGGATCTACATCATCAGCACCGGTTGAAAACGGATATTTTTTTGCAAGTGCTTCTTGCTCTGGAGATGCTTCTTCTTTCAAGACTTGTTTCTTAAAATAGCTCTCCTGAATCTTTTTAAAAGATCCTTTTTTTGGTGGCCAGTTAAATTTTTTCATTAGTTCACTCCAGTTAATTTTATATAAATATTAAACGTTTATTATTTTATATAGTTTTGTTCTTATCACATTCAATCCTGCATCATTTGTAAGAAGCAGTGAATTTCTATAGCTTTCCCAGTTTAGTGAATAAGACTTATCCAATATACCGTTATTCTCTTTTCTTATTGCTTCATTTAAAGCATTGATTGTGTATAGTGTATTTGTCTCTTTCTTTCTATGGATTGCCATAGTCTTATTGTTCTGTATAAAGTCTTCTGTCTTCTCTACATTATAAGTAGATATTAACGAATTGCTGTCATCTACATTTTCAAAGACATATATTTTATTAAATACTATTTCTGATGCCATACTAATTAATTGTATTGTGTCATCAAAATCTTGTTTTGTACAAAATGTGCATAATAATTGTGTTTTCATTAGATTAAATCCTTTAATCGTGGATCTGTTCTGTCTGGTAGTTCTTTGAACCACCGCACTTCTTCGTGCTCTAAACTTTTAGTTGGTATAACAGCCATCTTCATTCTTGTCTCGTAAATATAATAATTGCCATTTCTTGAATTTTTCTTTGTGGCTTTTAGTTCGACTGGACTGTTTAAATGAGATCCTTCTTTTTTGACGAGAATAGAAACTTCTTCTATTGTCTCTCTACATGCTGCATCGATTGGTTCTTCACCAGGCTCCACTTTACCTTTTGGTATTCCCCATTCATACGCATCAGTTGCATCTTTAACCAATACAACTCCTGCGATTGGATCTCTTAAAATTATGCCAGCAGTATTCATTTCTTTCTTTTCTACTATTAAATCTTTTAATTTTATCATTTAAAGACTCCAGCTCCTTTCTTGCCAGTCGTCATAATAAAATTAGTAAACCAGTTCTTTTCCTCACCCACTCTTTTAACTGCATCATATAACCCATCTTTACTAATCTTACTCTGCTTTGCGACATCATCTGATATTTCTTTTAATTTTTCTTGTGACACTTTAATCTCATTGCTAATGATATAGTCCCAGACTCTTCCTGCAATGTTATCCCACTTTGCCTCTAACAATATGTCTTTTAGTTTTATCATTATTCTAATTCTTTAAATTTAATTCCATTTTGACTAATTACAGAATAGTTAAAATTCTTACCTTTAGCAGGAATAACTTTCATCTGGGGTGAGGACTTTCCTCTAAATATTACCCAGTATTTAGCTTGCCCGCCTTCTATAATTTCATCTATTGCTGATTGTATGTCTTTGTCAAATCCTTTTGGATCTCTTATATACTTTAATTTTTTAAGATAATTAAAAATTGTTGCTTGAGTTATCGAACCTTTTGAAGACGAAAAGTCTATTTTTACACCTGACTTTATATCATTTGCATTTATTGGCTCTATTTCATACGACATCGGCTTAACACCTGGTCCTTGAAATATTACTTGGTTTACAGAATTATCAGATTCACCGAGCAAGCTAGACATTATTGTATAAAACTCTCTTGTCACTCTTGTGTCTTCTTTATTATATTCACCATTGACTATTTTTAATTGATTCTGTACTCTGTCTAGTAAATAGTCTTTTAATTGAATTACTGGCGCAAATGCAGGAGATGATGCTGACAAAACATCCCACGCATCATCTGACTCCATCTTTTTTAATGTCTCTATTGTTCTTAAAACTTCTTTCCAAAAAGTGAATTTACTTACAGATGCTTCAACTCCTGCTCTTATTGCAGCACTATTATTTTTTGCTGTGTAGTCTTTTACTTCATAATTTGTGTCTGCCTTTATATCAAAACTTGTATTCCCACCTTGTATTTCTCCGCCATCAATAACCCATGCTAAATAAATTTCTCCTTTACCAATACCTTTTGCGTCAATATCAAATATTTTTGTCTCGAGTCCGCTACTCAATGTTCTTGGCTTTATGCTTTTTCCTCTGCTTCCTAGACCTTTGTAAAATTGCTGAACTTCTTTTGAAGATAGCGTTCCTAGTACATTAATTGCTGCTTTTAGAGGTGCACCTGTTGGCAGCTTTTTATAAAAAGACTCAAATTTTGCTTTTTCACTGTCGCTTCCATTTTCTTCCCATATTGTAGCATTTTTAAATTTTGCGTATGATTTTGCTTCATTAATCATACTTTTGTCAAATAAGCTTTCTACGATTTCTGCTGGTACGTGTTTTTTTAGTTCTTCTTGAACCATATAAAGATGATATGAATCATCTAAGCTTACCATTCCGTTTGCTGTCTTTAGTGAGACTTTGTCAACAGCTTCACTTATAACTTTGTTAATGTCCATTTATTCTCTCCGTTATATCTTGCATTTCCCCATAGTTTAAACCTGCTTTTACCTTAACAGGAAAGGAACCTGCATTTAATATTTTCTTTAACCGTAGTATCACTTCTAATCCCTCTGTCCTATCTAGATCAAACAGAAAACTATCATACGTATATAATATCATGTTAGTGCTACGAGACTTTAAAAAATCTTGTATTTTCCTTATAGTCTCTATATTCTGCTCCGTTTCATACGATTGAATAAAATAGTTCAATACTTTATTTTTATTTGCATCAGGAACATTACTTGACGCAAACTGTCGTCTATAAATATGCGATTTAAAATGTTTATGCTTTTTAAAATAACCCCATAATGCATCTGACATTTTATCAACTTTATAGAAAAACGGGTTTTCTTTTTCTGTTACCTTAACATTACCGTATAGTATTTGCCATGATATTCTTTTTGCTTCATCATATGAAGACTTGTAAATTGTATCTGCAAAGTATTGGTGTAGTGATACATCAGAAGGCACATCATACTTCAATATCTTTGCCAAAAGCCTTAAATGATATGCATCATAATCAAATTCAACTAGCATTCCCGGTTTGTGTCTAGTTACTATTTGATTTCTAGTATCGTCATTCTTATTTAATGCGCCTAGATTTATTCCTCTAAATGTGTTTGAAGGCCTACCTGTTGTTGTCAATATATTAAAGTTTGAATATGCGTAACCATTCTTAAAAACCCTTTTGAAAGGACCCATTGTAATTTTAAGTCCTGACTTTTCTAATGCTGCAAATGTCTTTAGTGATTTATTATATTTCAAGTACGGCTTTGTAATATTTTTTGGCTGGCTTATAGTGTTTAATTTAGATTCTGAATACTGTATTACTTTTGTTAGCGGAACTAGTCTGTTAATACCTTGCTTCTTTGAAGCGCCTAGATGTTCAAAAACATACGGTAACACAGGCTTTTCTAATTTCTCATTATTAAAGTAAGATAACAATTTACTATCATAACAGTTTTTTAATCCTGTTAAATGATAAAATTCTTTTGCATCATCTACAAAAAATCTTTTAACTTTGCTTAGATCTTGCAAGTCTATATCATTTCTCTTTGGCCAGCTTTCTGACTCTGTATGATCTAGTACTATATTATAGACTTCGCTGTTATATTTTATTGTTACTACAATTGGATCACACTCTGCCGGGTGGTATCTAAAGTCATCAGATACTGCTGTTGCAAATACATTCTTATTGTTTAGTTTACTAACCAGATCTTTATATTGTTGTCTGCTTTCTATAACCAATTGTATAACCTTTGTTTATATATATCACTTGTATTTGTGAAAAATTAAATTTGTTACTCCGCGTAAGTTGGATTCTGTAGCAATAATTCTCCTAAGTTTCTATCATCTTCAAACTTTGATTGGTGTAGCTGAAGTGTGGGAATTGCTTCTGATATTCCTAATATCTTTTTCTCTGCAATCCTTAACTGTTTAGAGTTATGTATTTCTGCTTGCTCTGTTGATCCGCCTATTTGCCATTCCAGCTTAACAAATCTATAGAGATTAGTTTTTGTAGGCTTTTCAATTTCAATAATCTTAGGTGTTTCTTCTAGCTTGCTTATTGCAAAATATCTTGTCATAAACAGGCTGTCAAATGGAAGATCTTTTTTTGTAGAATACTTTATCTTAGGATAGACGTCTCTATTTTTTGTAGGTTTGAGAAGGTAGTAAACTTCTTTATTAAGCTTTTTTAGCCTGTATATTATTTCATCTGTTGCTCTTAAAACATAAGTAGCAGATTTATCATCTTTGTAATAAATCATGTACTCTTGGCCTCTTCTAATTTGTATTCCTCTACTGTCGTAGAATTCACCTATTTTAGTTTTTAGAGGACCTTCTTGCATTTCAATAATCATTAATATCCTCCTGATCCTCTTGGTCTACCTGGAAATCTTGTTGCCCTACCTATATTCTGTGTTTCTTCAAATACATTCCTGTTGACATCTAATGTTTTGTCAGGATTCATAAAGTCATCTAAATTATCATATTCAAACAGTGTTGTATTACCAATGCTGAATGATGAATTACTATCTCCTATTCTATGATACGAGTCTTCTTCTGCAGGGTCATAAAAAATTGATTGTTTAATTTGATCGTCTGGCTCAATTATCACTACTTCTGCTGGTGCAGGATAAGAGTCATTAACAGGAGGTGGTCCTGGAGGTGCTCCTCCCGCAGCAGGTTGTGGTATTGGTGCTGGTGGTCCTATTGGAGGAATATCAGGCTCTGCTTTAATAAAATTGCTTATTTTTTCTTTGTATACTTGTCTTACTATATCTCTTGATTTTTTAGTTGCCTCTTCCTCATATACGTCATCTTTTGACTTATTTGTGACCGCTGTTATCTGTGTATCCCATCCGTCACTACTTATTGTGTGGGTCAATCCCATTACAGAGAAATATGTTTTTGGCATAATGTCATTCGGCTTTACATAAGCAGGCTTTCTAATTGAGTAGTCTACTTGACCGTATATTTCTGGAAGATAAGATAATCTAAACATATCACCTGGATAAATACCACCACAACCTTCTATTGTCATGTCAATGTTTATTGGCATTGTCAATGGCCCTTGATTGTTTGCAGAAAACCTAGTAAGTGGTGACTCAGTCAAGAACCATTTCATTGCTCTTTTAAATGATTCAATCATTTCGCCTTCTGGGTTATAAGGCATTCTGTAGACTTTTTGTCCGTTTGGCTCTACATCATACATAAATAAATTAGATATGTCTTCAGCCTTAGCTTTTCCTGCCTTTACTTGTTGCCATGCCTTAGTTTCTAGTTTACGCCTTTCTTGTTCGTGTTTCTTCTTAAATTGATCTAAAAATTTTGTTGTAGCTGCATTAGAAGATACTTTTTCTAAAATTGGTGGTATTGTATGGCTCCATCTATCTCCATTAGGTCCTGTAGCTGCAGAGTGTGAAAGTCCTCCTTTAGATAATTCTGGTGTAGACACTTCTATATGAGCAAATTCAAATGGATTTCCGTAGTCAGGATCTTTTGTTGCCTCTGTTTTGACTTGAAATAGTCCTATATTTGCTGGATCTTGAAAGAATTCTCCTGCAGCTTTAAATTTATCTTCATCAACATCATCAGTCCCATCTTTAAAATATTTGCTTATTGCATCTTCATTTGAGTCTTTTTCACCTGCCTGTCTAGCTCCTGTAAATCCTGCAGTAATCGCAAACTTATCAGGTATTGTTGACTGAAGTGATATATCTTTAACTAGTGAATTAAAACCAAAGTTGTCAAATACGTAAGAATTTTTTGGGCTTGTGTCTGCAGCATCGCCTGTTTCAGCACCTTCTGAAGATTGTTCTGCAACTACTCTAAATGTAGATATTGCACCTGTAATATTATCTGCTTTGTCAATAGTAAAATTCCACAACTTTACATCACCATTTATAACATTTGCTAGCTTTATCATAGAGCTCTGTATCGTAGCACCTGATGTAGAGAACACAGATTTTATTTGATTTAAATTTATATAAACGTTTCTTAAGTAACCTTCTGTCTTCTTATCATCTGTTGCAAACAAGAATCTATCTTCTGTTATTACTTCTGCCTCTATTGATTCTGCAAGAAGTCTGTATGCAGACTTTGTATCAGACTTTTCTCCTACTTTTGCAAAAAATGAAGAAGGAAATTGTCCTGGTAGAATAAATTTTGAAGGATCATAAGTGTAAAGTTCAGGGTCATTCTTTATTTTTACTGATCTTAGCTGGCCTACTGCTCCTCCTACTCTGTCCAATGATCTAAAGTCTGCAAGTACTTTTCCATCTGACTTATCCGATCTTGTGTAAAAAGACACGATATTGTCTTCAAACCAACCCCACCTAACCCAGATTTCGTTAGAAAAATCTCTTGCTCTTTTTAGTGTTTGTGTTTCTTCACCATCATTATCTAATTCTTTCTCAAAAAGAACAGGTCTGTCAGAACCATCTTTTCCTGTATCTCTCAATATTGCAACTACATTCTTATCAAATGACACAGCAACATTTACACCTTTATTCAGTTCTAATTGATCATCTTTTTTATCTAAATAATTTTTAAAATATTTCATTAGAATTTCTATATCTAATGATGCAATTCTGTCAGGGAGACTAAATTCTTTTGTAAACTGCCTGCCTACTCCGTAATTATCGTTATTATCACCGTCTTTTGTCATAACGTCTTTTATTAGCTCGTCAGCAAATTCTTCAAATGTAGGCTGTTTTACGGGAAATGTCTTTAATTCAGGAGGTGTGTTTTGTAGAGCTGTCAAAGACTTATCGAAGATATTTGATCCTCTCGATATCATTTCTGTTACACAATCAAATCCTCCATCAGATCTTTGTGCCCATGTAAATTTTGTAATTGGCCCTATTAGTCCTGACCAGTCTCCAAAATATTCTATCTCTAATTTATCCCACTGAGCATCTACAGTTTTTCTTTCTACACCGTCTACAATATCTATTGTATCTTTAAATAAGTCTTGATTTATTTTCGCATGCTGACCTTCACCCATCATAAATTTTGGTATGTCACCTGCTCTACCTGAAGGTTTTTGTGATCTTACCCAACCAAAGTCTAATATTATGTTTTGGCCTGATGAAAGAAAAGATCCTTTTTGATACATCTCTAATTGTTCTAGTGTAAAGCATGTCCAATTTATAGTTGCTTTTCTAACAGCTCCACCGTATCCTGTATATTCAACAGAGACATTATTTATTCCTGCAATCGGTCTTATTCCTGGTACTGATACTTGTTGCTGATGAGGGTGATCATGTCCTTTGTTAGGTACTGTATCATAAAATGCATCAGCTGCGCCTTTTACCCTAGATCCTAATGACTGGAAGTAGTCTTCTCCTCCATCTGCACCAGGCACTTCTCCTGTAAT